AGTCATCTCATCAACAACAACATCCGAAGCAGGAGTATTGGTAGTGAGATATGATGGAGCGATTATGGCATCTTGAATTCTAGTAGCAATACGAAGTCTAGCTCCCACCAAAGAAGAGTCTATTTCTTTTACTGCAGTATCAACTGCCGTCCAAGGACTAATACCAACCCAAGCACCACCAGGGGTTTCTTGTTTCTGTAACTGACCTTCAACAGTGATGGGTTCAGTACCACCCTGATAACCAGCAACCTGACCAGCCATATCTCTACCGACAGCAAAACCATTTGCTGCTGTAATATTACCAACACCTATAACTTCAAGGGAACTTAGAGTGCCCTCTGGGTTATTATCTGCATCTCTTCTAATATATTGTGCTGGGATGACTATATTATTATCTACGTCTCTCTTCACATAAGAAGCAGTTTCAGCAGAGTCGTTCTCTACCAAGTGCTTGACATAATCACCATCCCAATCTTTCCAGGTGAAATTAGTCCAACCGGCAGCATCCATACTCTCACTTCTGAAAGCAGGTTGTGGTACAGCAACTACGTTGTCGTCATCATATCTAACGTAGTTATTGTTTGTATGTGTAAGTATCGACATTTAACCAGAGTTTGTCGTCAATACTATTTATTCTCGATAAATCCTACCTTTATTAGATTTGCTACAAATAGGATCGTACAAGTGTAAGCGAAAAAACCGGGGACTGTCATCATACTGATGCATCTACCCGACTATTTACTATGTTTTATATTTTTTTTACTTTTGTTGTGGGTGAATAAACATAATACCCAGTACTGGGACTGTGACCAATAGGTAACAAAGCAGTCCCATAAACCAAAGGTGCTCTAAAGCGTGAGTCAAAGCGTACTTAACAACTAACAAGTCCATTTCAGGCAAATGTTATAAGATGAATTATTTATATTTTAGCACTTCCATTTTCGTAATGCTAGTGCCTTACGTGTTGGTTTGCCCTTATCATCTTTCATAGGTCCTTTCATTCCGCCCATTCTAGCGCAGAATGACTTTTTTCTAGGACCACCTTCAGGTTGAGGTGCTTTGAGGTCGGAGCCGGGGTTCTCTCGTTCATAGGACTTGCGTCCCTTCTCGTTAAGACCCCCGGCTTTATTCTTTCCCTCTTTACGCTGCCATGCTGACTCATTAAACTCAGCGAAGGTCTTCTTACCTTCTTTGACACAGTTAGGGACATCTTTACCGTCCTTCTTCTTGGTGCCCTTTGCTTTGTAACCATCCCAACACTTGTCAGCGCCGACATTCTTACGTGCTTGCTTCATACCTTCGCCAATGTCAAGGGTGTCAGGATAATCCTTGTCTCCTTTCTTAGCAGGTTTCTCACCGCGCTTACGCTTGGCGTGGATGTTATCCCACAAACCCTTTTTCTTACCTTCTCCAAGGTTGGACTGCTCTTCCATTTTTTTACCCTCTTTTTGTGGTTTGATACTGGGGGCATGAACGCCCATATGCTTATCATATTTGACTGATGTCTTTAGGTCCTCTTTTTTCTTTTTATCTTTAATAGAGGGAGCACCAGTCATATCTGCCTCAGCATAGTAGTTAGTAACTTCAAATGCTGGGTTTCCATTAGCGTCATCCAAAATGAAAGACTCTTTGGAAGTTTTGGACTTCATTTTAGACCAAAAAGGTTGGACGTTTTCCATGTTACAAATTTAATAAGAACACGCTTTAGCACAGTTGATACTATCACCAACCAAGAAACCAGCAGTTGCCAACTCGACAACAATGATTCCAATTTCAGCGGCACCATCAGTAGCAACTGCTGCTAGGATAGTACCCAACGCTGTTGCTCCATAAAGGATTGCATTATACCAAGTCAAACTACCTAAGAAAGCACCCAACACAGCACCTAAACAACCACCACTATAAATTGTGGAGATGATTCCGAATACTGCAGTAGCAACTTCAAATTTAGTTGACTCTGCGGCAGACATAGTCTTAATATATTTAGATAATTGATTCGCTACAGGTTCTGCTGCCTTTGCCATATCCTCAGCAACCTCAGCAGTAACTGATGCTCTGAGTGTAGCAGCACCTAGGAATAGGCACACACAGTCGAATACAACATACCCAATGCCCATAGCGCAGTCTAGAGTGCTGCTTACTGCTAGTGTGGCGCTTTGTTTGTAACTGATGTTTTCCCAGTTGACTAGACCACCACCAGTGTTCTCAAACAACTCTTCGAGTGTAAGTGCCTGGAGTTTCTGGTCGTCTGGATAGAGGACCTTGTATGCTTGAAATGACTCGGGAGTAATAGTTCTCATTTTAAATTAATCGTAAGTTTTCTTGCCACCTTTTAGATATCCAGACCCTTTAGAGTCATAGAATCTAATTCCTTTTGTTTGCCTTTCAGAGGCAAGTTGCCCTTTGCGTTCTTTGTCTTTAGCACGAGACTTTGCTTCGCCTGCTTGTGCTTTGAAGTCGCTGAGTTTCTTCTCTCTCTTTTCCTTACTGAAACCATCAAGGTCTTTATGTGATGGTGCCTTAAGTGCCTCGGACATTCCGCCGTCCATACCAGAGTTTCCACCCTGATCATTGTCGTCGTCATCTCCAATAATTGTGTCGAGACCATAAGATCCCTTCTTTATCTTTTTATAATCACAGGTACAATCCTTTTCGGATTCTCCACAATTATCACATTGCTTAGATTTCTTTTCACCCTTTTCAGGATTACTCTTTGACTTAGCCATGGTAGTTTAATCTGATAGACTATTTATCATTCCTTCTTTGATCATCTTCTGAAGGTCAGTAGTTGATCCGACAAAGACGGAATTGTTAGTAACATTGGTTTGGTTGTTGGTGATGTTCACCTGCTCCAAGTCCTTTGCTTTCTTCTGTAAGTCTAGCAACTTATCGGTCACATCGGCAATATTCTTAATTAATGCTCCAGCAACTTCATAAGATCTAGCACTATCACTCTCTTGAGCAAGTTCCAGGGCGCCATTTACTGCTTCCTGTCCCTTCTCAATCAAACTGTATAAGTTTGCTCGAGTGTAATCATAATCTTTTCTTGCATCTTGTGAATCAATTTCAGTAGCAGTATTCTCCTTGCGGACAACAGGTGCTTTTTCTGGTTTCACAATAGTGGATTCACAATCCAATGCTTCATCGATCGATTCAAAATTACTCATGTTTAAGGATTGTAATCAGCATCTTGTGTGGGACTATACTTCTTGGAATCGAAGAAGAGAACTGTATCCTCATTGAAACCAAAGTCATCACCCGGTTCAGCATCAACTGGGTCGGGAGTAACAGTATATCTTACTTCCCTTGGCGCTGTCGGTTTAGTATCGGTATGGTAATCAACCTGTACCTTGCGGATGAGACCATCTCCAGTATCGCTGATAGGACCAAATAGATAGGTCTTAGCAGTAAAACTGAGTGTGTAGATGATAGTCCTGCGTGTTGTGAAGTCTCCTTCATAATCATCAGTAAAGTTAATACCATCTAAAACGATGGGGATGTCTCTCTTCTCACCAATAGAGTCCACCAAATCAACAGTGATGTTGAATGATGGTTGGAAGTAAGGAAGAATCTGCTCTACGATTTGTAGGGCATCCTCATTGAGTTTAGTCATTATATTCAACTCAAAACCCAGATTATATGGGACAGGCAGATAAACCCTTTTGAGTTTAGTGCCGTCTTCTAGAGTTTTGAATGTCTGTGTAGGTTGAGTTTTCCTAGTGCCGTCATAGGCAATAGAGTTCATCTCAAACGACATTCTAGGAAGAGTGATCTCAGTGGGTTGATTTAACTCACTTTGCTGAGTAATCCTAGCAAGAAATTTCTGCATAGGACCATACGCCAAAGGGATCTTCATGTCGTTAATGACACTTGCCTTTGGATCTGTCTTCTGAATATGAACGTTATTGAATAAGTTTCCAAAACCAACAACGGTTCGTTTGATTATTTCATGATAGAAATAGTCAACCACAGGAATATACCGTAATATACTATTTTATTTAGTCGCCAAATGGATTCGATGAATCAAAGTTATAGGAATTATCGTTGAAACTTCCAAACTGATTGAATTCTGTCTCATCAACGATATCGTTTGCAACATCTTGGATGTCATCAGATTCGGAGTATTTATCTGACGGAGTTCTAGTGTTCCATCTCTTGATAGAGTATCGTGCCCTACTGGTCTTACCGACAAGAACTTCCTCCCTAGAGAAGTCAACATCCTCTTTCTCTGGGTCTAGATTAGTAATCTGAAGGACTTTACCAACACCATCCCAACCACGGACTCGTGCCTGGGTGCCTGATGTCTTACCTTCAACAATCTCATTGTATATGAAGTCACCATCACCAGCATCTGGAGGGGCATCTACGACGACTCTGGCGCCCTCAAACAGGTCCTTACCGGGGTTAGTAACAACTGCCTGGACGATCTTTGTGCCGTTCGTTAGAGCAACACCTTCAGCGATAATATTATTATCATTATCATAGACACTAATCATAGCGTCTTCAGCATAACCTGTGCCCTGCTCCTCAACATCAAACTCAATAATACCTTTAGATAGTGGGTCGGTGTTGATACCCGCTCTAACTAGAGCACCACTACCTTGCCTATCAGGGGGAACGATG